ATTAGCAAATCGTGCGCTATCACAAGTCTTCCTCCTGTGTCGCTTCGATCTGCGGCTCGATCAGATGTTGCACTGGTTGAGGATCTCGCCCCTCGATTAGATCTATTGGTTCTGCATTGCGATCACCAATCGTGAATGTGACGTTTAGTGGCTTTGCTCCAGTGTTCTCTATTTCGATTTTATCGCCGTACTGCCGTGCGTTCCACTTACCTAGTAATCGTAGTCTAGTATCGATGCGTACTCGCTTCTCTGCTGCGTCTAGCATTGGATCATCTGCAATGCGAATGCAATCATCTGCTAGTGCGTGAGTGCCGATTTTTCTTGCGTGTGCGGATTTGTTGCGAAAGTTTTCGTTGGAAGATTCCCAACGCCATACTGTGGAATAGTTTGGCATACCTTCGAGATTACAGATGGATGAGAGTGTTTGACCTATTGAAAGTCGTTCACAGATTTCCTCTGCGATCTCCTCGTTATACTCTGGAGGTCTACCCATTTTCTTAGATGGTTTAAAACTCATATGGTGATTGTGACTGCTTAGGTTTACGCTTTGGTAATTGTGACTTCAGTTCGTTGTTCTGCTTGGGTTTTGACTTTAACTTGCGAGAACGTGATGTTGACGCTTTCTGGGTTATCGTCTGGGATGAGGTGGGCGTATCGGATTTGGTCGATAAGTGGTTTGCAGCCTCCTGCAAGATTATCAACGTCGAGAGTTTTGGTTGAGAATCTTGTAATTGCGAGAGTGTAGATCGGATTGCACTTAGCAGTGCAGTCCTTGCTAGTAGCTTTTGTTTTGTGTACTTTGACCAGTGAGCGTTTAGGAGCGTGTTTAGTGAGGGTGTCAAGTAACCTGCGAGATGGAGGTTTATAGTTGTCTGCATAGTAGTAGTGTCCGTCAGGTGCGAGGGAGTATCCTTTTTCCTTTAGTTGTTCAGTTGTCCAGTTCATTGTTCGATTAGGTAATCTTCTGGTTTGGGATCCTGTTGTGCTTCGATTGTTTTGCCGCAGTTGTTGCACTTGCAGTTGCCGTGATCATCCACGTCCATGACGTTGTCGCAGCATTCTGGTACTTCATCTTGTTCTGGTGGGTCATTCCAGTAGTCGTTCATTACGGGTATAGTTGTACATGATTTTGTGGATTTATACCTTATCTAGGCTATTTGATTGGTAAGGTTTCGATTGGGTTTAGTGCTGATTGTGGAACGAAGTAGCAGTCTGGATCTCCTTCTACGAAGTACTCTGGTTTCTTTCCGTGTTCGGGGTGGATCCAACCCCGTAGTGTTGCCTTGAGTCCACTGATTGTTACGAACACAAAAATGTAATCGTTGTTTGAGGAATCGTACAGTACAAGATGCCCGTTTGCGTGTTCCGTGGTGCGAACCTCGATGGATGCGCCTATGTCTGCTGCTTTGGTTATTTGCAGGGTGGACATCTGTGTTAGTCCCGTGAACTTACTTACAGCAATCTCACCTAGCTCACCAAGGATGCTGTCTGCTAATCGTTGCGTCATCTTGCGGTAGGACTTACCACCATGATCGTGTCCCATGCGCTTGTTCTTAATGGCAACCAACTGGCGCACTGCGCCTTTAGTTGCGGCTACCATGAAATCCTCTGCTGTTAAGTCGATGATCATCGTGATTCCTGTATGAATTTGAGTGCTATTGCCATTAGCTCAGGGTAGTCGCGAAGTGCCTCTAGGTAGTTCTGGAACATATCATCGATTGCCTGTGCTGCGAATGGGTCAGGAATGATCTCAGCTTTGACCTGTGCGTCCTCCAATTCCTTGTTGGATGCTCTTAGTGCAAATATCGCAGCGGAACAGTATACTGCCAATTGTGCAGCAATGGGACGATAGTCCTTGCTGCAGTCCTTCAGACGTTCAACCTCGGAGGTGTATGGTGTTTCGCTCATATTAATATTTATAGAATGGATTTAGCGGGTTGGGTTTACTGATTTTATTATCGCTGGAAGCATTTCTTATGAATTCCACATAGTATTCTTTAGCGCACTTTAGTGCCTCATCTCGTTCAAGCTCTGCTCTAGCTGCCATGTCCACAGCACACTTCCATTTGTTCTCCCAACCAACGATAGCATCCCTAGCCTCATCCCGCTCGCGTAAAGCTACGGAAAGCGGAGTTCCGCAAGCGTGATTGGTTGCTCCCTCTAAATAGCGTATGCGTTCGGTTTGCCTAAGATTTGTCTCCTTCAATACCCTTTTGTATGCCTTTGATTTTTGTGCATCAATTCTAGCCTTGTCGCGTTCGCGTTCCAGTTTGCGAGCAAATTCGGGCCAAACAATATCAACTCCATTCATTGGATATATTTCCGCGTCCGTCTCTGGTGTTGGTCGGTCACTCATTTTGCGCCCTCCAATGCCTCTCTGGCAATCATCCCCATCTTTTCGCGATCTGCGTAAATATCTGTGCCATCAATAAATAAATCCTCGATCTTCATCAACGCCTCCCTCGCCTCGTCACGTTCTTGGCAGAATCGTTCTGCTCTGCATTCGGCCTGAACAATCTGTGACAAAGCCTCGTCACGTTCTCGCTCCAGCCTAGCCAACTCGCTGGTGGAGTGCAACTCCAGTGCAGTTAGCCTGTCAGCCAGTTGCTTTGCATCCAAGTCTGCTGTTATAATTTCGTTCATATATTTATAAAATGGGGTGTGAGGTTTTATGTAGTTGCCTCACAGGGTCAAATGATAACCAGCACACATAGTTGCCGCTACAATCCCTTAAAATTGGTCAGCGTTTTTTCGGATGCGCTGCCCCCGTTGTCCCCTGCTGATCGGGAATTCCCAATCAAGCGAGGAAAGTGTTAGTTAAAACGGAATGTCATCTCCGTCATCATCTTTGGCCCGTGCTGGAGCGGATTTGGCCTTTGCAGGGGTTTTGGTTGCGCCTTGATCCTTTGGCTTGACTGACAAGCTAAAGAACTTCTTTCCGTCCTTCTTGGACTCCTTGATCCACCCGTTGAGCCAGTAATCGGTTCCCTCAATGTTGATGGATCCGTTGTAGTCTGGGTGAGTGTCCAGTTCTTTGCGGTCGTTCTTGAAGAGTGATCCGCGATTCGTGTTATCGTATTGGTCTGCCATATTATTGTTATAGTTAGTTTATATTATCGCATCGTTTTTGTGGTGGATGCCACCAAGTCTGCATTAGGTTGCAGAAAGTGTTATGTTATGGTTAGTCGCTCCAGCAATCGTAGCTACCCTCGTAGACATATCCATCTTCGTCCTTCGTTTCATTGAAGGTGAACGATTGACCAAACATATCGTGAGATCCACAAAGGGACTCGATGATTTCTTTGGATAGATAGGACTTGGAAGTGATGCGGAATGTTCCCCAGTCCCGTGTGCCGCTGGCATTGCGAGACTTGTCTGCCTCGACTGTGATTACGTTGAGAGTTTTCATTTCAATAGTAGTTGAACGTGTTGCCTCCGTAAACCTGATTGGGATTCCTGCGGCTCCACTCATCGTGGAAATGCTGTGCGTCAGAGTCGCTGCGCTCGGCCCTGTCAGCGAAGTGTTGCTCTGGGTCTTGGTGTTTGCGGTTAACCCGTGGAGATTCGTCATCATCCTGCGGGTCGAAGTCTGGTAGTGTTTTCATGTGGATCAAATAATAAACCCCTTACGAGTGAAGAATTTTCCAATCGGGGAACTCCACTCGTCGGAAAGAGAGCAACGAATGTGAGTCTCAAAATCGTTTCCTTCACTCTCTGCTGTCTGGCGATTACATTCGATGTAATTCCAGACTTCGATTTTGCCGAAACCACCAGTTTGAAACCACTTGCTTTTTTGAGAATCACTTGCTTTCAAATCTTGATCATAAATAGCGTTCAAGATTTCGAGTTGGGTTTTTTTTGCTTTCATTTGATATTGTGTATTTATTGGACTAACGGCACTACATCTAGGGTCAAAATTGAAACTCGTCAACAGAATTTTCTTCGATGTGCGAAAAATATTTATTGTAGATTTCTATTGCCAGATTGTATTTTTCCTGAGCGTCCGCAAACCTAGATTTCATGCGGGTCTGCCAGATTGCTGTTGCAGTGTCTAGCAGAAAGCAAGCCTCGTCGAAGTGGTGATTAGTGTTCATCTATTTGTTCAAATCTAGAAATATCTCCGCGCATTTTTACAGGCACGAATACGTCACGTTGACCACGCCGATTCTTGTCTAGACGTACACGCGAAGTTGATTGGGTTTCTATTTTCTTCCTGAAGGATGACGCTTCTTTTTTCTTCTCATCTGGGTGAGAGATGATGACCAAAAAATCAGTGTGGTGACCGATTGCGCGGGACTCGCGTACTGCACCTTCGTCGTTGAGTTGTGATGCAGTCATAACCACGGATTTTGTTTTAAGAGCAGTTAACTTCAACCTGCGTGATAGTTCACTCACTGCCTGTTCTCGGTTGTCTGCGGTTGGCATGGTCACGATTTGTAAGTAGTCCACAATGATAAGATCGGCCTTGCCAAGTGATGCGAGTCTCGATGCCTCTGCTACGATTTCTCCAACCTCGGAAAGATCATCTCGGATCGTGAGGTTCATTCCCATGAGTTGGGTGATTGCGCTTGAGATATCCTTTGCTGATGCAACCCCTCTCCATTCTGTTACCCCTTCCATCTCACGCAATGGCAGTATTGTCTTACCCAGAAGATTGGAAGCTATACGTTGTAGAATAGCCTTAGCTGGCATCTCTAGAGAAAATATAGTTACTGATTTACCATTCAGCAGTGCCTGAAGTGCAGCTTGGTACAGCAGGATTGATTTACCTCCAGAAGTCTGCGCTCCTACCACTAGCATCTCACCCCTCCTTGCACCTCCACCTAGTAGCTTGTCTAGCTTGGGTATTCCCGTTGGAAAATTCTCAAGCGGGGTCTTGTCCTCCAGATCATCCATAAAGTCGTTTAGATGGGCCTTCACGTCCTTGCATTGGCTCTCTGGTACGATTGCATTGGCGAAGGACTCAGCAAGGCTAGAAAGGTCTGCTTTCATAGCGCAAACGTCATCATGGTTATCCTCCCACGTCCTAATGGCATCACGATACCCTTTTGCCTTGATCAATTGTGCGCGGTAGTCTGCTGCGGTTTCCACGCACATAGCACCGGGCGATAGAAAGATTGTCTGGAGTACATCCATAACTCCATCCTTCCCTCCGCAAGCATTCAGCTTGCCCGTTGTCTCAAGGTCACTCAATGCACCTAGTGCGTTGGTGCTTCCAGTCCGCTGGTAGACTCGCTCCAGTGCGGTGAAGATGAGTTTATGTTGTGATAACGCAAACAGGTCTTCTGACCATGCGAGGTGCGGAAGAACCTCTGGGTCGATTGCGATTAGTGACAGTGCCGCTTTTTCGGCGGTGATTGCGATTGGTGTGTTTTTCATTTGGTTATTAATTCTTCTAAAAGAGTTCTGAATGCTCGTTCTGCTGTTGCTGGGACAACTCCGTTTCCAAGCAGTCGTAGCTCGTCTGTACGGTTGTCACAGGTGACGCACAACTCGGCATAGTCCATCCTATCGGAAGTCCCATCAAAGTCTCCACCCAGCGAGGGTTCAGTTTGCCCGTTGCCCAAGACTTCTTCTCCTCTAGGTTCACCTTCTCCTCCAGATAAAGCGGCACACTCGTCTGTCCATTCCCCTGCCGGAACTTGAGGCACTTCTCCATTGTTTCCTCGTCCCTCACTCGGTTGAGTGCTGTTGGAGTTGGCCACGACTCTTGGCGGTTCCCATCCATGCTGGGCTTCGCCGGGGCGGGAAGGCCATGCGCTACGCTGACAGCCTGACCCAGAGTCTGCTCCGACAAGTTGGGTCTGCTCGGAGGGTGTGTACCATTTATAGAGTCTTTCCAGTCCATCGCATTTGAGGTGGGCCATGATAAACACTCGCTTTCTCTGGTGAGGTGCGCCGACTTCACGCGCAGAGAATATTCCAAACGACACTTTGTAACACATTTGTTCCAGTTCTCCAATGACTTCTCGGAGTCCAAGGGAGATATGTCCTTCGACGTTTTCAAAGAAGCAGAGCTTGGGTCGAAGAAGCCGAATTCCGCTTGCGATGTAAGGCCAAAGATGTCTTGGGTCTTCTGTGCCAAGTCTCTTTCCTGCTGCGCTGAACGGCTGGCAGGGGTAACCTCCAGTAAGGATGTCCACTCGGTCACGAAATGATTCCCAAGGGAAGGTTTTAAGATCCGTCCAAATAGGTGCTGGCTCCATAAGTCCCGCTTCCATTTTAGCAACCAAGTTCGCACAGGCGAAGGCTTCGATCTCACAAAGAGCGACTGAGCGCAGATTTGCGATGACTCGTTTGAGTCCAAGTTCAATGCCGCCGTATCCAGCGCACAAGCCAAGGTGTGTAGTTGTTTTGGTAGTATCCACATTATTTTGTTTTCTATTTTTGTTTGTATTGATTGTTAGCAAGCCCGTTGGTAAGTCTCTTGTGCCTTGTAGACCCATTCAGCTTTGAATCCCTGCCATCCACGGGAGACGCATTCGGTTATCGCATCCTCCAGCGTCCAACCTGCGTTGTCCGCTTCGTTCTGAATGGCATTGAGTGCTGTTTGAGTCAGTGGTGATTTCTTTGCCTTCCTGATTTTAAGAAAATCATTCCAGACCTGCTCTGGAACTGAATCTGGTCTTATCAATTCTACTCTTATCTTCTCTTCTCTTATCTTATCGGTTCGCGTTGGGCTGCCCATAGGTTCGCTATGGGTTTCGATTGGGTTAGCCATGGGTAACCCATGGGTTTCACTTGGGTTAGCTTTGGGTTTCCTTCCACCCTTCTTTCCATTCTCCCAATTAGCTATCAGAGAGGAGTTATACTCATCCCACTGGTGAATTATAACATTATCACCTTCTCTGCGTATGAAACCAGCAGTCACAAATGCTGATTCAAACTTTTCAGCGTCACCATTGTATCGGCACAATGCTTTCAACCCCGCTGTTGGAAGGTTTGTGAACACGCTTGTTTTCCTGTTTTGGCAATGGCCCCATATCCTGATGAGATACACGGGTGCGGATTCGTCGTTGAGTAAATCAACTAACATTCTTGTTTTCCAGTGATCTGGAAAGTCTGGAGATACTATCATATTTTTATAAAGAAAACCCTTCCTAAAGTAAGACTCCGTCTATCGAGCGACAACGGCAGTAGGAAGGGTAAATTCATTGGTTTTTATCGATGGTCTTAAACATCGAGCCTCACAAGAGACTAACGCAAACTATCTAGCTTTTGGATTTCGTCAAATTGTTTTTTACTGACCAATCCCAAACCTCCAAAAGTTCCTGTGCTTTGTGGTCAACATCATCTTGATTTAACCCATGTGACTTTAGTTCAACCCATGTACCATCTGGAAGTTCACCAGTGCATTTAACCTCATAGCCAACTCCAGCAACTGCGCTATACTTTCGATGGTCGTAGACGTAAACTTCGACCTGCTTCTTCTTTCCCTCATTGCAGCGGCATTCTTCATGACCAGCAAAGGTTTTGTAAAATGAGATATCGGACTGACCAAGGAAGTCTTTGAATTGCTTCCATCCATTACCTGTTAGTTTATCGAAGTTTAGTTCTTTCATGCTTTAACTTTCTTTGGTTTGTCTTCGACTAGCTTCACAATCTCCTCGGCAACATCTGGCAGGATCTGTGATAAATCGTATCCTACCGAATCGCAATATTTGTGAAGTTTTGTAGCAGAGATGCTACCTCCGAATAGCTTAATGCTGTCGGATAATGACATTTCGGTTAAGTTACCGATATGCTCGATGACTTCTTCGGGATATGTCTCGCGTCCCTTTTGGCGTTGCAGTTTCCAACCATAGACCTTCTCACCTGCCTGTAGCTTTTCCTTCAGTAGATCCTTTGCCCAATCGACAAGGTAGTTGTTGAAAATTTGACTCTGTTTCACAAACGTAGATAACCGCTCGATGTCACCAGCGAGATGCTCCTGCATTTGCGCTAGGTTGGTCTGTAGGTCGTTTTCCACAACTGTTAGTGTGTTGGTAAGTGGAACTGAGATTTGACCGCACGTTGCTGACTTTTTGCACCACTTGCAATAATCGCAAGCTGTCGGTGTTTTGTCTGGATCGTTGTATGCTGCAAGAACACCCTCCACAACTGCCTTAGCTTCCTCGATTGTCCAAGAGTGAGTGACCACCCGTTCCTGATCACAGAACAGCAGGTGCGTAGTCCATTCGCGAATAGCGTATTCACCCGTCTCGAAATCATAACTCGCTGCCATGTTACCATACGCATAGGCACATTGCTGCTCGTAGTACGAACGTATAATTCCCGATTTTAAGTCTAGGCTGGTGTGGATAGCAGGAATGCGGCAATCCTCGGTTCCAATGTGGTCAATGCCGGGCGTTTTGACTTTCAAGCTATCTTCGTCTGTGACCACCTCGTGATCACCAGCGATAGTCTTGGTCATCTCGACTGCCCACATGACCGCATCAGCGTCCTTGGGATTCAGGTTCAAGAGAGGTTTATTGTTTCCCATGAACATTTCACGGAATGCCTCGTCCATTTTAGTCCCGCGAGACGCAGCAGGGGAGTTACCCCCTGCTGACTCGAAACATGGACACTCAGCCAGCTTGGGAAGCAGTGAATGACGGATCATTTTGATGCCTCCCATTTGGCTACTGCTGCAAGAAACTTCTCTGGTGATACGATAAGGTTGTCACGATACTTGCCAGCGGGAAGGTCGTTCCACAACTGACCAGTTTTGATCTCACCTTTGCTGATCAGATATCCTGTAGCCGCTTCAGCTTTTGGAGCGATTACTGACTCCACTTTTGTGAACCAGTTTGGATCCTCTTTGGGTGTTGCGGGTGCTAGTGCTTTTGGTGGTATTGTCCTAGCTTGCGGAACGCTTGTGGAACGTCCCATTGCCAACTCGCCATCGTCATCGTCTGGACAGACCATGACTAGCGATTGCAAGGCATATCGACGTGCATAGGATATCAGGCTACCAATGCCCTGTGGGTCTTCTTTGACTGGTTTCATGTATGTCCTGCACTTGATCCACTGCCCACTTGAGTGTATCAGCATGGATTCAACGTAGTATCCACTTGCGTCTTGGCTAGGCAACTGAACCACGGAGAGTCCGTTTGCGGTTAGTGCTGGTCGAACTGTTTCCCATACCTGCGCCAATGAAGCGTAGTTGGACTTGAAGAACGGGTTCTTTGCGTCCTTGTGGACTGTTCCGTTCTCTGCCTGTGCTTTTGATAAAGCGATTGCTAGTTCTGCTATGTTTTCTGATTGTGTGTTCATTTGTTTTACTGGTTTTGGTTTGTTTACTGGTTGATGAAATCTTCAAATTTACTGCACGTTGTATCGTCACGTTTGCGCTTGTCGCAATACTGCTTGAAACGATGTAGGATATTTTGTTGTCCTAAGCGATAGCAAGCAAAGCAAGATGCGAAGGACAAGATGAAGTAGGAAACTGCGAATGATGTTGTCATTGGTTTTTTGTAAGTATGAATGTTACTCCAAGGATAGCGATTGCTGGCGCGATTGCCGCGAACGCATCCAGCATATGCTGGAGCGTCACAAGCAAAGGGACTGACGTGAATGTTTCGATGATGCTCATTAGAAAAGAGCAAGTGCGTTCCGTGCTTCCTCATCAGACAGGATGAGATCACTGCCGCAATCGAGGTAAGCGTGTTTGCCCGTGGATTGCTGCCAGCAGTAGAGAAGTCTGCGTCCGCTGCGTGACGTGAAGGGTTGCTCGGTTCCACCGCAAGCGGGAATCCAGTTTCCGTTTGCGGCTTTTTCTGCGAGGTGGTTGATGAGGTCTGTGATGTTCATAAGAGTTGTAGAATAATCAAAGCGGGTTGGGATTGTCAACAAGGTTTTTTTGGAAATATTCCTGCGGATTTTAAAGCGTCTTTGCACTGGTCGATCAGCAACGAGTCTTTGTGACCATATGCGTCAACAACTGCTTGCAATGCTTGCACCAATTTTGTGTGTGATGCGTTTTTGTAATGCTCGGAAGATTTGAATAGTTTCATTTTTTTGTTGGGTAGTTATGCTGCTGTTTTGATTTCGCGAGCTTTTGCAATGCGAAAATCGAGATCTTTGTTAACAAATTTTGTTGGTCGTTTGTAGAAGCTGAAAAGAGGATCCTTTTGGCTAACTTCAAACGATGCTGTAAACGTGACTTCATCGTTTTTCTCAGCTTGGAATTTTACCCATTCATTGTTGATGATTTCGGAAGTCTCATGCTGTGTAGTTGGAAGGGTTCCATAGCACTTAGTTCCATTGTCTAGATTGATGAGACATTTGAATGCTCCACCAAAATCGCTATCGACCCACTTAATGCTTGCAATGACCCCAGAGATGGTTTGCTTGCCTTCAGGTGAGCGAACACCAGACTCGATTGCTTTAGCCCGTTTTTCACCCTCCTGAGCGCAAGAAACAAGTGTTTCCTTAGCTTGATCGTAAAGCGAAATAGCAAATGCCTCTTGCTTTTCTGAAAGAACACCCTTTGCACGAACTTTTCCGCGAAGGTCGCGAAGTGTTGTGATGGGCCACCCTACCTTGTTCCAAAGAACATGGTTGTTTGGAAATGCTTTTGCGTACGTCAATGCTTCTGCGATTTCTGGTTTGTTTTTAGCAAACTCAGACTCACGAACATCTCCTGCCGTGCGGGCTTTTTGAGCTTTCTTGCCAGCGGCAACGCACTTCGCTGCATTAGCCTGTTTGGAGTCCAGCCAAGGCAATGTGTCTTTTAGCAAAGTCAGGTTCTCGCAGCAGTCACGTCCAATATCATAAAACAGTCCAGTGGAAGTATGCTGGACAACGCAGTTGTACTTTAAACTGTGACCGCAGATGGAGCATGACCAAGCAGTATCAACGGACTCAGTGTTGCACCAGAGGTTGTACTCTGTCTCGGAGCCGGGGAACGCATCGTGACGCACAATAGCGGAGAACCCGCACTCTTGATCTCCATCGATATCTTGCCAAGCAATGGCAACAAGTTTGAGATCTTCTGTTGGGATTTCGCGAATGTGATTTTTAACTTTCATTTGATTGGTTGGGTTTGGAGCGGGGGTGGAACCCGCTCCGTTTGGGTTTTAGAGTTTAGCTTCAGCGTGTGCTGCCTTCGCGGCCTTGAATGCTGCTAGTTTGTTGACTACATCATCTGCGTGTTCAGTGAACCCATTAGCGCGAGCGTGATCAGCATACTTGTGAGCGTTTACTGTGGTTGGATAGGACAGATCGTAGCAGCTAACTACTTTTTCGATTTGCTCAACAGAACGGATCAACTCACGTTTGGTGAGATCACGAAGACGAGCGAGATCACGGATCCCACGGGTCTTGGATTTTTGAGATGCAACCTTGGCTTGCTCTTCTTTAACGTCCGTCAGTGGCTTGACTGACCACGCTTCGCAACGGGGAGTTTGGAAACGGATAAACTCGGAAAGGTAGTGTTTTGTTTGATTGAACTCGTTCCATGCTTTTTTGAGGTTGCGTTGAGCTTCAGTGAGAGATGGTGAGTTAATGTTGCGCCATGAAACTCCGTACTCAAGTTCCTCGGAAGGAGCAACGAGATTTTCAAGACTCGTCTTGGAAGAAGCTAACGCTGATTCAGCGTAATCTTTGGAGATCTCAAAAGGAAGTCTTCCGCTACCATTGCATACTCCGTTGAATCCCCATCCGTATTCGACAGTGTATCCATGTTTGGCAAGTCTTCCGTTTGGGAGTTTTTGAGTTGATCCGCAGATTTGGCAGGTTCCGATTTGTGTAGCTTTCATTTGATTTGGTTTTTGGTTTCGTTGCTGGCGTTGCGCCTTCAACTACAAACAAGATACCAAGCTGCTTGGGTTATGCAATAATTATTTTCATTTATTTTTCACTAGGATAAAAATAGTTACTTAATTCTGTTGACACCCGCAAATGCCGATAGAATCAAGCTGTGCGGATAAGAACCAAGCGACATACTAGCATCTAACTAGGTTGCCGCGCAGATTTCCATCTTTCGAGGTCTGCCACCTTTCGCACCATTAGCCCGTGCTGCCTCAACTTTTTTATCGGTAGAAACGCATCCACCTTTGCGTCCAATCTCCGATAAAAACTGCCGCACTACATCAGGAATCGTTGTCTTCATTTTTGTCTCTTTCCTTGGCAACTCGCTTGAATGAATCCCAGTCGATATCGTCGTAGTTGTCCTGATATTTTCGCTCCCAAGTCTTGGTTCTTGGCTTATCTCCCTTGCCGTTTCGATGCCACTCATTGTTGTCAATCTTTCCGTGGCTCATCTTGCTCCTTCGTTTTGAAAACTCCGTCACGAACGAAAATATGCTCCATCAATTTTGCTGCTAGGACGAACTTGAAACTCGTCTCTTGGAGTGTCCGCATCACGTCATGGTAAACGTCATGTTGAGTGATTTTGGTTAGGTCGATTTGAGAAAGTACGGCATCAATTGCTTGTTGCGTCTCTTCTTCTCCCGCTTGTTTTGGTGTTGTATCTGACATATTTATTATTGGTTGAATGTGTTTTTCTCACGCTCGATGAGCATGGCATCTGCGTCCACGAAGGACAACTCTGCCACTATCTCTGGCAACTCGCCAGAGAATTCTTCGCTTGCCCTGTAGCCCCGCAGTGATGCCGCTGCGAAGTAGTCCCTCATGCCCATGCCAGAGTTTGGCTTGACGGATCCAGTCTTTGCGTCTCCACCGAAATGAGGCACTGGGAATGCAGGATGGTTGTTGCGTTTAATAGCCATTTAATTTTGCGAGGAACTCGCGTTGGATTTGCCTACGTTCTGGAGTGCGCGTCCAGAAGAACGCACAGGCTTGATCGACCACAATGGACAAGCGACGAATCCAAGGATCATCGTGTTCTTCGACTCCGCACTGGTTGCGTCCAATCCCTTTGACTGGTTTTGTATTTTTCATATTTATTTATGTGTAAAAGGCTATTTTTTAGCCTTAGCTTTCTTTTGCACGGCATAGGCAATAGCGAGTGCTTGCTTCTGCGGCTTGCCGTGTTTCATTTCAGTTTTGAGATTGCGTTCAAAGCAATTCTGTGAGGCACATTTTCTTAGTGGCATGGGTTTATTCTTCTCTGTCTAGTTCTGTGTCGAATTCAGCCAACTCATACATTTCATCCATGTCTCCATTGGCATAGTCTTCTGTTAGCTGGATAATTTTTTCTTCTGATACTTTTTTAGGGTTGTAAAACACATATTCATCTTGGACAGGAATCATCTCCCATCCCTTTGGCCCCTCTTCTTTGTCAGTTACAAGTATATTCATTTTTTAAGTATTAATGGTATTTTTGACTTTTTCATCGTCCCAACAATGGTTTCTTTGCTTCCTGTTCTTACTGTTTGCTTGGGATGACTGCTTGCATAGTCAGGGAACAACGTAACTGGATCTCTTGGTGTTTCAAGAATAAAATTATTTGCATCCTCTGGGCCAAGCATCATCCAATCATAAGATGGATGTATTCTGAACTT